TCCACTTTCCCAGAAATGGTTTACTTGAGTTGTTTGTATTACTTTAGGGCCTGCAATTTGATTTGCATACCATATCTGATCACCAACGCTTGGTGGCTCTCCATGTTCCATCAGGTATTTTTGCCACCAAGCACTAAAATCTTTTCTAAATCCATCTTTAAATAATCCTTTTTGACTATCTTTCAATCCGTCCATTGCATTGTCCATGACTGATTGAACGGCTGATAAATCAACGGAATACGAACCAGTTCCGTTATCTCTGTCAGTTAATTCTTTATTCAATTGGCTCATTTCTTGCATGGAAAGACTTCCGTTTTCTGCTGCGTATTTCAAAATATCGCTAGCAGGTGTACCATTTTGTATCATCTGTACAATATTAGTTTTGTATGCTGCATTATTAGCTGAGGATGCTTCTGCACGTTCTGCCGCTATATATCTATTTCTAACACCGCCAAATGCAAGGGTTAACTCTTCATTACCTGCAGTAGCATTATCAAGATAATTAGCTAACTCAGCATTAGATGCTCCATTTTTCTGCATTTCTAAATACTGTAGTTGAATAGCTTTCTTTTGTCTGTCCAGCTCTTCTGCACGTGCCTTTTTTCGCTTCCCAACTTCAACATCATAGGCTTTTAAATACATATTGCGTTCTTCTAACAATTCCCCATCAGTTAATTGTCTACCGCTTCCACTAAACTTACCAATACCAACTATAGGGTAAATATCAGCACCAACAATGGATACACCACTGCTACCAGCTTGTGCGACTTTACCATCGCCCATATATACACCTACATGTGTTACCCCTTTATATGCTTTATCATCTGAGTTAATAGCGTTAGGGTCATCACTTGTTGCCCATCTAGCTTCATTACTCGGAACGTGCCAGAATACTAAATCGCCTTTTTTAGCCTGTGAAATATCGGTTGTAAGTTTTCCCTCTTGTTCGGCTTGTAGGTATTGTCCATCAGCCGTTCTATAATTTAGCTTAACCCCTGCACTTGCCAATGTATCGAGTGTGAATTTACCGCAATCAGTAGCATCACCGCCGTCACTACCTAGCACATAAGGTTTACCAATAGAACCATTCACCGCACTATCTAATGCAGCAATATTGATAGAACCGCCTTTGTTTTGATTCCTTAATCCATTTACATATGCATCAGCTGCTTTCTCTCGTCCACCCTCACCATATGTATCAACATCACCAGAAATCTTTCCATTTATAGTTTGTTGCGAATTAACTTGTTGAAACGCTGCATCAGCTTTGGCTAATATTCCCTCACTTACTCCCGCTTGCCGTAATGCTGCAATAACCTGTGGGCCGTATTTTATATCGTTTCTTGTTACTGCTTCATTTACAACGCTTTGACCGATAGTATCGTACACTTCTTGTTTTTTGCCTTTTACAAATTCTTCACCACGATCACCATACATTAATTCGATATTCTTACCAATACCATCTAATGCAGTTTGTACTACATTAGGGTTGTTAAATCCTAGCACGGCTATTTGTTTAGATTGGTCTAGGTTGTTATTAAAAGTAACATCCTTGTACTTCTCACGTTCTGACCGCTCATGCACTTGTACCCTTGTGCTATTGGCTATTGTATCGTTATCGGCCATTCTTAGAAATCTATCTCTAATCCGATTGTTATTAGGTAGATTGTCTAGTATTTCATGTCTAGCCTTACTTTCAATTTCATTGAATGAATACCCTATATTAGCTGCACCACCCAATGAAGTATGTAGTAACCCATTATCCTCATTTGTTAGTGCATCTGAAATGCGTTTTTTGTAATCTGTTTCAGCGTTCATGTAGGCTATATTTAAATCTTCGTCAAGTTTCTTTTGATATTGTTCGTTAATATTAGCAATTCCATTGGCAATGCTACGCAACCCGCTTTGGTCTGCACCATATGCAATTTCGTTTGCGTAATTGTGTATTTGGCCATTGATAGTATTTAGTTGTTCTTGGCTTTCATAATTAACAAGTTTCATATCAGCCTACCTATATCTAACCTTACGTACAGTAATAACAGATGATGGTCCTGTTCCGTTTTCCATTCGCATTGTGTCCGCTTGTCGCATTCCACTAAATGCATCAAACGTTGTATCACCACCATATACAGTCTTGTACTTTTTAGCACTCGCACTACTACCTGCATATTGTTGTTTCAATCCGTACATACTAGATGCACCACTCAAAATAGTACCTAGCATTTGCAATCGCCCTTGCGTTTTCGCATTAGATGCAGCTGCTCTTGCACTACTAGCTTCATTGCGGTAATTAACCCCATTAAGATATTCATTGTAGATACTGTTATTCTTGCTAGTTTCCCAATTGTTAATATCCTTGTTGTATTCATCGTAGCTACTAGCCATTAATTGTAATGGTGTACCACTCATGGACAACCCTGTAGCGCCTGCTTCTGCCGTATTCTGACCTGCAATTAACCGCATTTTATTGTCCATCTTATCTCGCTCTTGTAGTGCTTGATTGGCAATATCCTGTTGTTTCCTATCAGATATACGTGCATTAGCTTCCGCTGCTTGTGCCTGTGCATTATACATTGCAGTTTGTGCTTTGGTTTGTTGGTGTTGCCCCCACAATGTAGTAACCAATTGACCTGCCATCAATGCAATAGGATTACACATTCGCATCCCCCTTCCTCAATGTAAATAGTTCCATTCCGTTATGTGTAATATCAGAATGAATAACCGCCCCTAGTGATGTAAGCCATCGCTTCGAGCGGTTATTTTTCTTATGTATGAAATTGAATAAACATTCATGAGTGGATAACCACTCTTTTATGATTGCGTTACTTCGTTTTAGAAATTCCTTTTGTAATTTCAAATTAGTATCTAGTATCTTATTCCCTAAAAAATAAATACAGTACATTCCGTTGATTGGCTTTTTTGAAATTCCGTATACGGCTATTGGTACATCATTATCAATTACAATGTGGTTTTCATAGTCATCACTGCATATATCACTTACAAAATCATTTTTTCCATAATTCGAGAAATTTTGGTTCGCTATATTGACCTCTAAGGTGTCTATGGCTCGTAAGTTGATATATAAGTCATGAATTAATGAAGTGTGCCTTACAGGGCAAATCTCAAAGTCCTGTAACATTTGGAAAACCACCACCTATTTCTATCTCTCTTGTAACGCTTAAAAGGTTAAATGGATAAGGTTTTTCGTGCAAAATGCATACAGATGCATCGGTTGAGTACACTCCATCGAATTTTGGCAATATACATACCTTATCGCCACTATATAACTTGAGTGGCGGTAATGAAATATCGTCCATATGATTGAAGTTTCTTCCAATTTTGCCACCGAATGAATTTAAGATATTGAGTGATAGCCTACTCATTGTTAATAGTCGGCCTTGCAGTGTACCATCTTGTATTTGCATTTCAATACTTGGAATACGTAATCGTGTAGTGTAGTTAATACCAGCGGCTACGCTTTGTGCTTTACCATCGATATTAATAATTGCAGTAGGTGGTACTTCCTTAATTGGCCGTTCCCTACCATTTACAACAATTTGCACATCCTCACCAATCAGATGAGGTACTGTAATAGCGCTGATATTCTCTGTGCTAGTTTGTCTAATGTAACAATCCATATACACGTTGTTATTATCCGCATTGTACATTGGCTCAAATCGTTCTATGCACATCACTGTACCGCTTTTAAACGCACGCTCTACGATTACATACAAACTATCTTGTTCGCCCTCAGCCACGCTTTCAGCATATTTGTATTTGCCTTTTGTGGTGAAGTGCGACCATGCATATACCTTTTGTTCTGGTATATATGTTAGACAATCAATATTGCCATCATCGGTAACGTAATAAACGATACTATCTGGATCTTGTGCATAAGCACTTGTGATAAAGTTACGATACTTTGTTAAATGCTTAACGAATAGAGTTAAGTCAGCCCCTGTGTAATTATCGCTTTCATACGAGTAACCTAAATCACGCACTACACACCCTCTAGCTTGCACATACACGCATCTATTCCCTATGTATTGTGGCTCACATTCAGATGCACCACGTTGGGTTTGTGTGCGTAGATTGCAGTTAGTCGGTGTGATAGTTTTAGAACCATCGATAATCCATTCGTTACCACTAGTTAAAATTAATAAGTCATTAGCAGGTATCAAGTGTCTAATGTCATACATTTTACGGTTAATTACTGGTAGTGTGATTGCACTATCATCTGTAATCGTACCGCCTACCTTTTCTACACCAAAGTTTGAATAATCGCCTGTGCGACTAAACCATATGTAGTTAGGATATTGATTACTAGATGCTAGGATAAATCGGTCTTGATAAAACGTACATACACGAGGATAACCAAGGCCTTTACCCCATTGTCCAAATCTGAATTTAGAGGTAGCTTCGTTATCTACAACGCTATTCAATATATTTACTTTAACGTGCTTACTATCAACAAATTCTTTAATTTCAACTACGCCATAATTAGAATGTGGCAAGAATGATAAGTCTACATTAACGCTACCGCCTTTTAAATCAGATACAACTTTCAATTTAGCACTAGGTGTAACCTTGCCTGTGTCGGTTACGTTGTAGTCATTGTTGGATGTATATACCCTGTAATCTTTCCATGTAGTGCCGTTATCATTGCTGATTTGGATTTTAACAGTACCATTCCAAGTGCCATGTGATGTGAATTTCCACGATAAATCCTCATCACTACTGAATTGTTCTACATCATAATTGATGTTGTTGTATTTATTTTCAGCCATAAGAATACGTTCATCATCACCATCATAACTGCCTTTTATCACTTTTCCTATTTCACTTGTTATAATCGCTTTTACATAATGTTCAATCTGCATTACAGAATGAACCATATCAGCGTTGAATATATCTTTTGTGGCGGTTAAGGTATCGCCATTTAAGATTACAGTACTTTCTTTGTCTATGTTAACTTCGCCGTATGGTTGCTCTGATAACTTATATGTATCAAATCGCCAGTCCGTATCGCTATATCGTGATAGCGTTTTAACAGGATACTTACCACTACAAATGAACATTACATCACCACTTTGGATGCAGTTTAATTTATCAACTACATCACTTTCAAATGGTGTTTCTAGTTCAATACCTGTATAGATACCATTCCGCCACACTCGGATATACTGCTCTCCGATTTCGAGTAGGAATGATTTATTCTTCTCGGCCGTAAATTCAAATAGCCGTGTAGACTTATCCTTGTTTTTGACTTGCCCTATATCCTCTGCCCCTTGCCGTCTAGCCACCGCTCCGTAAGGTCTAATGACTGCATTTTCTGCTAATAGCAACGCACTTTTAAACTGATCTAAGTCAAACCGCCTAGATACATCAGGCGAAATCTCACCAGTTGTAAATGCAAGTTGTGATATATACATTGGTTTCATGATTACCAACTCCTTGCTTTTACATAATTAGAAATATATGGCATATCTTGCCTACGTTCTTTAGCACTCAAACTCTTGGCCTCTTGCGTTGCTGCTTGATAGAGTTTATAGCATTGGTCGAATAAACCACTATTGCCAGTTAATGGCATGGCTAGTTCTGACCCCATTTTAGATTTCAAGGCCTGTACGAATACAGGACTGAATACATCTATATCTTGCACATCATACACGTAGTCAATGTACGCAAGCGGTACATCACTCACGATATACTTTGTGTTATCGTCAAAGGTAAATACATCATATTCTTTTTGCCTATCCGTTCTAAATCGTTCCCCTTTAGGAATAACCCCAAGGATACGGATGCACTTTTCAGGATACGCATAAACAAATTCATAGCCAGCTAGTTTATGTTCGGATAGTACGCACTCTTCACGCTTTCGTGCAAAATTCCATTCATATTGTGAAAGTAGCATTTTGCGTGTCGCATCATAGTGCAATCTACATTGTCTAGCCGTTTCTGTTTCTTCATCAAGGCCGTATATCCTACCGCCATTGATTAATGACAAAGCCATGTTGCAAATATCAGTAGGTGTCATATTGCCCCCTTTTTATAGTGAAAAAGAGGGATGCATAAGCACCCCTCATTCTGTTATTCTGCAGTTTCTTCCGATTTCTTGCCTTTAGATTTAGTCTTTGGCTTTTCTTCGCCATCTTCGGTTTCTTCTGCTCCTACAGCTTCAAACAAATCATTGAAGTAATCTTTATCGTATTCAGCTACTTCTTCTTTTGTAAGTTCTACTGTTTGTCCTTCTTCAATTAAACCCTTTGTATTGTGATACAAAGTTACTTTTGCAATGTATTCCATGTTACCCCCTATTTGCTAGTGATACCGCTAGTTAAGAATACAGAAATTGTGCCAGCCGTTGCATTGTTGACATTAGCACGTGTATAACGCTTAACACCATTTGCCAAGCGCACTTTATATTCGTACCCAGCTGGTGCATTGGCTGGTAATGTAATACCATGCAACAATACAGGGTTAGCGATGTTCTCTGTATCAGATGTGTATACGTTGATTAATGCAGTACCAGTTAATGCTTTGTCTACACGAATAACCAACCACAAGTTAGGGTCAGCATCACCGCTAGTAACCATAACATCTGAGCTGACATTGCCAGATAATTCACGTTTCCAATGGAATGTATTTAAAGTGTCGATAATCATGTATTTTCTCCTCTCTACTATGCAATAACACGTGCTTCTGTGGAAAGCAATGCATCAATTTTGCGAACAGGAATACCATTCGCACGAGTAACCATTTTACCCATTTCCATATCTTCTGTGATAGTAGAACCATGTACTTTATTCTTTTGCAAGCGTAAGAATGTACGCAATTCTTGGTTCATGTACCATACTGGACGACATCCTGTGAGAGATTGCATTTTTTCTTCTGCACGGATCATCAAGTTAATCAAGTTGAGGCCTGCGGAAATATCTTCTTTGATAGATTTCATATCGATATTAGCGATACGTACTACATATCTCCAATCACGTACGGATAAACCGATGTTTTGTTTAAAATGAGTGCGGTAACCTTGGAACATAGAACCATCTGCTTTAGTTACTGTTACTTCGCCCAAATCTTCTTGTTCTAAACCGCCTTGACTGCCACGTGGATAAATACCATGTACAGTAAGAGGGCCCCAACCTACGAGCCACATAGAGGCAAGGTTAGCAGTACCGCCTGCATCAATAATGTTTTTAGCGCAATCAGCTTTTTTAGTATCCAATGTATTGAAACGTGCGGATAAGCCAATGAATTTTTCTGGTGTAGTTTCATCACCATAGAAAAGTGTGCGTGCGATTTCTTGGCCCATACTTTCAACAAATGCACTATCTTCTGTTGCACGGAACGCTACAGGGTCATTGGAAAGTTTAACCAAGTCTTTATCCACTTCGGAATATGCTTCCAACATACCACAAGTATCTGTGATTTGTTTTGTAGTGGATTTAGATGGTTGTACACCGCCATACAACATGCGCCATGTAGTGGATGGTAATCCAGTACGTACAGTTGTTTTGTTAGATGTACCATCGTTACACTCAATCATTGTCATGTCTTGAATAATTTCGTTTGTTTGGTTCAATTGCTCAATGATTTGTGCAATTTTACCATTTGGATCCATACGAGTTTGTAAATCCAATAATGTAGGATTGTTAGTTCCAATTGTAGCCATTAATTAATCTCCTTTAATCTTTAAACATAGATGGATACATATTTCGTCTAATAGCTTCATCCGATTGATTATTTGCAGGTCTGTTGTTTCCTGCATTGCTATCTTCGCTTGCCATACCAGCGATATGTGCGAATAGTTGAATTACTTCTACACGATTACCCAAGCCATTTTCTGCTAGGATTTCACGAATATTAGGAATTGTCTTTTCTACTGCTTCAACACCTGCGGCCGCTTGGCTAACAGTAGTATCGAATTTACTCCCTAATACCTCACGAGCGTTATCTGCGTAACCTTTGTATTGTGCATTGAGTGCTTCTTGCTTTTGGTTTTCATAGGCCGTTACAAGGTTGGTTGCATATTGATTGCCAAACTTAGCCATCTGTAATGCTTGCTCTTGCGTTGCGCCTACACCATTAAGCATTTTTGAAAACTCATCTGCGATGGTTTGGTCGACTTCGCCACCCTCAAATGCAGTTGAGAAATCATATACAATAGGTTCTGCAGGTTGGTCGGTGTTAGTATCACCGCCACCGCCTAAAATCGTATTTGGTTGGTCTTGTGTGTTCGTGTCCCGTGGTGTACCACCATTTGCACTATCCGTGTTATTGTTTGTGCCTTGTTCTAAATTTTCATCCATGGTTATTCACCTTTCTCTAATTCACTTTGTTCTAAATTCTTGAAATATTTTTGCATCTGAATATTTTCTATTTGTGCTAGGTGGTATTTCTTAACACCCTCTATACCATCGCCAATCTTCCCCAAATCGTTTTGTAACAAAATAGCAACAGCCCTCATTCCCTCGTTAAAGAATGTTGTACTGTTGCCTGTGAATGATTGGCTATTCAGTTTTGCTCTGTCTAATATGCGATAAAAAAACCACCTACCAAGTTCAGTACTCAGTACGTGGTTTAGCGCTTCAATATCACGCTCTCGCATATAATCTCTTTTCTGCTTCATCTAGTACCCCATTCCCATTAACTGTTGCATAACAGGGTTTCCATCGTTCGCCGCATCGGTTGCTTGTTTAGCCGCACTAGCCATTTGAGGTGCTAATTGTGCTGCTTGTATCATTTGTGCTTGCTCCTCTTGTTCCGCTTGCGCCTGTTGTTGCTCTTGCATCTTAGCTTGATATTCGTCATTCGATACAATAACTTTTGCAGGTACACCGAGGTTAACACCATAATAATCCGCTGCTTCCTCAAAATTGAATTTTTGTAGAATGTTAGGATTGCCCTGTGCTAATGACATAAGGAACGCAAAATACTGTTCAATTGATGTTAATGAAGATACTTTCTGTGCCTGTGCCAATGGTGAAATGTATTCTATCTTCACATCTTGGCCGTTTAACTCTTCCGCTAATGCTTCATCGATTGGTGGAAATACACCTGCACGATCTAATATCGCATAGGTACGTTCGATAATCGGATTAAGAAATTCAGATAGTAGCCGTTCCACTACAGGCCCTAATTGTTGTAACTTCTCTTGCGTGCGTTCCATGACTTCCCTTGCCGTCATTTGTCCATTGTCCATATTGTCTAGCATAAGGAATAAGTCAGCACTATATGCACGCTTGATACTGTCTTTAACTTCGATGATTTGTTGCATAATCCAATCAAGATTGATACCTACGTTAAAGATAGGTTCAACTTTACCGCCTGTATCGACTTCGGTTATACCGCCTGGAAATAGTGATACACTACCAATCACATCGGATGTTACGGCCATAGGTGGCTTTACACCTAACTCAATAGCGGTTAGTCGGTCTAGTTCCAACTTTTGCAACATCATCGCATCAGATTGTGCGAACCATGCACTACCTTTACCATAACCATTTAGATCATGTGTGGTGTGCCGTGCAATCGGAATAGGCCATTCTTCATAACCACTATGTCGCAAGATTTCATCATCCCTACTCCCCTCAACCCAGTAAATAGAGGAGTAAGGCATGTTCTTGTTACCTAGTTTTCCGTTGCGGTCTTTGTTCTCGCATACCAGCCAACAAACAGTATATACAGTTGCCTCTTCCACGAGTTGGTCGCAAGTCATGTTGTACTTCCGCCCAAACGTGTTAACCTCACCATTAGCATTGCATTCTAATGCGTAAGTACCGATTGGATACGATGTGAAACGTACACCGACTTTACCATCAGGCATGATTGACATAGGTGCTTGTCCGAATGGCAACTCCATATAGACTTGGTGAACCACATTGTAGAAATTGGATTTTGCAAACACTGCATACAATATTTCTTCACGTTCATCTAATACTTTCGCTACATCGCTATTCGCCGCCATATCCGTATTTTCCATGGTTAGCTTAAACCATTTACGGCTAGGCGGTGTCATTCCACTCATTACACCACTAGCGAATATTTGACAACTTTCCCATGCAATACCAGTAAGGATTTTATCGGTATACAATTTCGATTGGTCTTGTTCACCATCGAACACACCAAGGAATGGCAACTGATAATCTCTAATCATCTTCCATTTCTCAACGTACTTTTGACGATTTGTGAACATCTGATTGAATTTAGCTTTTATTTTCTTGTAGTCTTTTGGCTTAGTTACAGGCTTTTCTGTTGGTTGCCTAGCAAGGCTTGATAAGATAGTACTCATATTAACCGCCTAATGTTGTTTTGCCTGTTGCTTGATTTAACGCACTAGCTAAAATTGTACTATCATAACCAGTTTTCTTACGCTTTTTATCGGTGAACAATTGTTCATCTTTCTTTTGCGTCATGTCATCAGTCTGTGCGACTGGTGCAGGTGCTGGTGTAGTAGCACTTGGTGTCTTAGCTTTCATACACATTCACATTCCCCCTTTACCCAAATGGTTTGTACGCTGTATTCGCTACTCTTCTGTGATTGCCATTTACTTTTTTAGTGACCCTAAATGCAAAGGTCAAGGCTAATGCATCGCCTTTATTCGGTGATGGTAAGCCACGCTCTTTCATGTCTTTTTTGCTTTCCAATTGGATACGGCCATTCTTATCAATGATTGCTTCTGGCCCTACGAGGTCATCATACAATCCTTGTTCATTAGGAATTGAACCACCCTCTTTTAGCCATTCTTTCATCTCACCCCACATGTACGCTCTCATATTGAGATACATATTGTTAGGCGATGCACCACCAAAGGCAACTAACCTCCATCGTCTACCCATTGACTTACCGATACTGTAAATACCTGTTCCGTACCCTTGGTCTATGAATACTGCATCGGCTTTGTACTCGTCCTCAAATTGTGCTATGAGGTTAGCCATACGCATATCATCGTCATTCTTTTCAATGGTTGCCAAGCACTTCATGGAATAGCCATTACGCATCACGATTTCTAATGTATCGCCACCAGTCCATGCAGGGTCTACACCGATTATTACAGGTAGGTTGTTAAACTCCCCAACTCTGTACATTCGCTTTTGTGCTTCATCTACGATTGATGCGGATATGAATTGTGTATCCGACGCACTTTTACAAAGTCGCTATCCTCACCATGAATATCAACCCATTCTTGTAATTTCGCTTTGTTCGAGATTTTAACAGTACGGCTATCTATTTGGTAAGTAGTCCAGTAGGCTCTATGCTTTCTGAAACATTCTCTAAACCTACCACTATTCCGTGTAGGGTTTCCAAACACGCACCATATAATCTCGGTTTCCTTATCCGTTAAAGCACCCTCTGTTACTTCCCATATCTTATCGGAAATAGCGGATGCTTCATCAAATATGATAAGTATTCTGTTCCCTTGATTGTGCAAGCCTGCGAATGCTTCTGGATTGCTTTCGCTCCATGGAATAGCATCTATCCGCCATGTTTTTTCGTACTGCTTATCAGCACTAAACAATGCGGTTGCCGTGTAGGTAAATAGTTCCTTGCCTATGAACAGGTTGTACCACTTGTTTAACTCAGCCCAAGTCTTAGACTTTAACTGTGTATCAGTATTAGCGGTTACTACTCCCCTTGTATTCTCGTGCGTAGCAATAGCAAATAGAATTAAAATCGATGAAAATGCTGACTTACCAATACCATGACCAGATGCTACTGCAATTTGAATTGCTTTCGCCAACGATTTGCCCTTGCGTAGTTCTTCACCTATTTTCTTAAAGGTGTCAACTTGCCACTCATCAGGGCCATCAAAGTTTTCAAGTGGTGTTCCTTTTTCACCCCAAGGAAAAGAAAAGTATGCAAAACCTAATGGATCATGCGTAAACGAACCCAACGCATCAATCAGTTGTGCCTTGTTGTACTTCATCAGATTTCACCCTTGCTTGTTTCATGCGGTCTGAAATATCAATCTCTATTTCTGCATCAAGTTTCACCTTATCAGTAAATAGCATGTGCCGTTTACCCAACAACTCGGCTGCTTTGGTTCTATCTGCAATTGAGGTATCCAAGCCGAATGCATCTTTTTCTTCGCCATTCATAACCTTGGTTAGGTACTCAAGCACTTCATCAGCAGTTGCGATTGTGTTTTTACTACGCTCGTTCATAACTGCATCTATATATTGGCGCACGTTAACTTTTGTCAATAACTGACTACCCTTACTCCTTGCCGTCTTTTCTGAATATCCAGCAGTAATTGCACTTTGTGTTCCGTTGGTGGTCTTAACGTATTCATCAGCAAATATGCGTTCTTTCTTAGTTAGTTTTTGTGCTAATTCATTTATACTTGCCAATGCTACTCACCACCTTTATATGTTCTAACTAAAAATAGCAGTACTTCATGTTGCTTAGTACTGCTATACTCACTTTCTTTCTTATAGAGTTGTCCTTGCTTGAACGTTTTCCCTTTCTTGTTTTTAT